CGTGATACAAGTAAATCCTTCCAAGCTTCTGCGGCTTCTTGTCCGATAAGGACAGACAAGATAGAAACCTGTAGAGATATAGGTAACCGATCGGTCGCTGCAGATAGATCGTATCCAAATGATCTTCCATACCTTTCAGCAAGGAGTTGAGCACGTTTTACGGCCTCTCCTTGATCAAATGTGGCATCATTCGGAAGGGATCTCAGGAAAGCGAATATCATCTCATGTAATGGTTTAAGACACGATTGTGTCCAAACATCAACAAGAGCAAATACTCTAACTTTACCTGCTGCCTCTTCTTTGATGGCCAATTGCCCCATAGAATAATAGTCCTTCTCGGTTGAGTGACCTTTAGTAAAAGGATTTTCTTGAATCAATTTAAACATTAAAAAAAGTTTATCTTGACCAATAGACCCTAAGAACTTAAGTAAGGGGATGTCTAATCCTTTATCCACTAATAAGTGTACATCGGTAATTAGACCTCTCCATGAACTCTTCCAAGTCGGAGACGATTTTTCTATGGGCAGTAAGCCAAACTCTTTAGATAAGATGCTTCTATCAAAACGGAAAGAATTCCTCAAAGTAATAACTTTAAGGTCTCCAATCCCTCGTGATATGGCATCTGAATCTGCAGAGCAAGGTTCCGTTATGGTGCTTAATTTAAGAGTACCAGGCACTTTAATGACACGATACAGACTGAGTAATGAAAGTCATAATCGTATCTTATATGTGTTCCCAGATAATATAGCTCTTCGATCACTTAACGGTATAAACCGCGGTAATCGAGAAGTTGTAAATCTAGGTAACGGAAGATCAGGTTCAAGGTCCCTAGGGCCCTTGATCCTGTCCTTACTTATCGCCTTCAGTACCGCTAGATGACCGGACTTTAGATATTTTACTGTGAAAACTGCTCCATGATGTTTTTTCATCTGAAGCAAGTATCCAGCAAAGTTTTTAAGGTTACGGAGTTCTTTAAAGAGGCTTACCTTACCATCAGTACAGGCAGAGATTACTCTCCACCCAATACTGTGGCAAAGTCTAAGCAATTCAAAAGAATTACCTAGCGAAACCATAGGTTCGTGCACAATATTATCTTTAAAAGCATTCTTTCAAGAGAACATTAATGTATTTTTATTTGAATTTTTATTCATTTTATTATATATATTAGTGCTTAATCTCTTCGGGACAAACTGTTAAGTTTGGAGCCCATTCATCAAACAAGCCTAATCCTTTCTTGAGAAAAGGCCCCCAATACAAGATTAGTGCACCATAAAGGTACCTATTTCTGTAAAGGAAAGATTTGATGAAGGAAGAACAAATCTAATTGAGGAAAACAAAGTCAAAGAACTTACCAAGGTAAGGACGTATTGCATGTCTTAATCAATCAGAGAGCTCTCTAGGATATAATTGTCCAGCGAATCTATTTCCGCTGTTCCCTTCACAGGGGACGGCAGGTCAAGAAGTCACTAAAACTCCTTACCAAAATCACTCACGGTGTAGTTTAAGCTACAGCGCAGTGACTAGGTAAGTATGTTGAACGACTTCCTTTGGGTGACACACCCGAGCTAGAATTCCCTTTAAGCAAAAGCTGACAAGGACCTAGCCGGATATACACCTTTGGAGAAGCAATTCTTCAAAACCAATACCCCCTCGAAAGAGGGTAAAGGTTTTCAGTTGATTTTTCAACTGAGTTTCCTAGGGAGGGT